AATATCTTTTAAAACTATGGTCAATCTTAATAATGACTATAATTCAGAAGAAGTTTTTGATTTAAGAGAAACAATATATTGTTTACAAAAAGTAATATCAGAAATGTATAGAATCATACAGAGTAATAACTTTCTTTATAAAGTTATAGATATAAAAGCTATGATAAAAGAAAGTATAATTTCAGAATCTAAATTTGTTGAACCAGTTAAAGTTGAGCAAAGAGAGTTCTATAATATGTTAGATGAAAAAGGAAATAGAACTACAAGAGCAACTGAAATGAGTAGTTATTCAGGTCAAACAGAAAAATCTCATAATATGCTAATTATAAAAGGTAAAATGAGATCAAGTTTTGTACGTAAAAGATTATACTCTATCTGTAAGCAAAATCTAACAGATAAGAAGTTTAATGAATGTATAAACAAAAGGATGAAAGAAATGTTTGTCTATGATACAGAACACCGATATAACATTGGAACATTTTGGAGCAGAAGAGTTAATTTTGCTAACCAAGAGCACACTGGAGTAAAAGAACGAAGATTGGAAATATTCAAACAAATAGATGGAATCCCAAAAAGCTTAGAAGATTTATTAAATAAATATGAAAAGCTAAATCAACAATATTTATTAATTGAGAATAATATCTTAAAAGATTATTATTCAAAAATAGTAAGGAGACTAGATAAAAATGAGCTTAAAATGCAAAATGATTATACCTCGATCAGTCCAGAACAAGTACAATTATCTTTTGACTAGATTCAAAGATGATGAATGGTCAGGGCCAGCTTGGTATAAAATAAAAACGGATAGTGATGGATATCCAGAAGAGTGGAAGATAGTTCACTTTCATCCATTAAACTTAGGTAATCATACATCAACAGAATTTGACGCAAAAGATGTAGCTGGTATCTTAGAGGATACTTATAATAATAATAAGAATCTTCTAAAAAACACATTTATAGGCTTAATACATAGTCACAATACAATGGGTTCATTCTTTTCAGGAACAGATAAGGATACTTTACTAGATATGGCTCCCGTAGAAAATTTCTATGGTAGTTTGATAGTTGCATCTTCTGGAAAAGAGTTAGCATCTTTTGGATTTAGCTATAAAGATCAATATGGTGTTTCACATACTCATATACTTGATGAAGATGAAATAAAACTTCAAGATACTTATAAAGTAAACGATGAATGGGTAAAGCTAGGAGACATTATAGAGAAGAATAAGCCTAAGGAAGTAGCTACTTATACTGGTAGAGTATATGGTGGACACTTAAATATGAATAATCAAACTTCTATATTTGGAATTATGAACAAACATTCTAAAAAGATAGAAAAGAAGATTAAAGCAATTCTTCAAATGTTTGAGAATGGTGTCTTAGATGATGCAAAATGTGAAAAGCAATTAATGAAATTAGGTGTGAAAGCTGATGAAGCTACTAGATTAATGTACATGAATGATGCATATTCATATGGAGGTTATAATGGATTCTACTAGATTCTTAAGGAATAAGGATTTAATTCCTCAGGGTAAACTAAACCATATTGGTATAGTTGGATTAGGAGGTATCGGCTCACAGCTGGTACCTCTATTATCCATTATGGGATTTAAGAAAATTACAGGATGGGATGATGATACATTAGAAGAACACAATCTTTCTACAACTATGTATCCACAGAACGCTATAGGTAGACCTAAATCTGTTGTAGCTGAAAATGTTGCTGATTTATATTCAGTTAATCCTGGTAATAATAAATTCTATCAAGAATACTATAATGAGGAAAGCCCCACATTACCAAAAATGATAGTTTGTTTAGATAATATGGAAGGTAGAATGATTGCTTACCAGAAATGGAAAGAACAATCAAATAGAGAACTATTTTTAGATTTGCGAATGGGAGCATTGGCAATGGAAATAGTTACAGCTACTAAAAAACATGATAAGTACTTAGATACTTGGCAACCAAGTCATACTATAGCAGATGCAGATTGTACAATGAAACATACAATATTTACTGCGTCGATTGTAGGAGGGCTAGGAATAGATCAAGTATTTAATGTCGTTGCTAAAAAAGCGTATTATGCGTATATTTGGTTAGGCTTAATGCCTCTCACAATGCGAACTGAACAACTAATAACTTAATTAAGGAAAGTCTATGGATATTAAAGTACGACAAGTATCTACGGACTGGACAAAATTGCCTAATGGGCTGACTTGGTATTTTATCGGTCAGCCTAAAACAGGCAAAACCACACAGGCCAGTAGATGGAGTGATACAGGATCGGAAGGTGTTTTATTAATAGACACTGACCTTGGTTCAGACTTTGTTGACAAAGCAAACACTGTAACTGTAACATCTCTAAACACACCAACTAGACCAGTATTAGAAGATGGTAAGCAAGTAACATCAAAGGGAACAGCTCTAACAGAAATTGTTCCTAACGATGAACGCGATTATTATTTTCGTTCAGGTGATAAAGTTGGAGAACCAATGGAAGTTTATTCTATGGTAGAAGTTTACCATTGGTTAAAGAGTAACCTTAAAAAACTACCATATCAAACAATAGTTATCGATACTATTGATCATGTTAACAGATGGATCGAAAGTGAAGTATGCGATGAACGAGGTCAAATAGCAATGGGTGAAGGTTCTTCTTGGGGTGCGGACTGGGCACAAGCAAGAAAAAAGAATCTTGATATTATTAGAAGATTTCAAACTTTATGTAAAGCACAAGGAAGAAATCTTGTTTTAATTTCTCATGCTAAAAGCACGGTGATAACAGATGGCAAAAGTCAGCTAGGGCCAGAGCTCCCAAGGGGCTTGGCGTATGCAGTAACTGCCTCTGCTGATGTCATAGGTTACGCCACCGCTGACAAAGAAGACGGAAAGTTTTATCTATCTTTCCAAGCATATGATGAAAGGACTGTAGGCAGCAGGTTAAGACCATTAGCCCAGAAAGTCCTTGAATTTGACTACAATGTAGTAGTCAATGAAATCCTAAAATACAAAGAAGAGGAGTAGCATATGCCGTACAGAGGTTCTTATGAAGCAGAAAGCAGCTCTAAAGGCCCAGCCAAGTGGCTAGGTTTTCAAGAAGTTGCATTAACTGATTTTATTAATAAATCAGAAAACTATGATAATTTAGATGTTTACTTAGAGATTCATTTTCGAAATGAGTCTTCTCAGTATCCTTACAAATATAACCTTTTAGGTAAGTTTGAAAAAGATGCTGATGGTAGAATATCTGGTGAGAATAGTTTGCTTAAAAGAATATTGTATTTAACGGATGCTATTGGCTGGAACGGAGGCGTAAATGCCAAAGGTGAATGGGTAGATGAGAATGATAAAGTACTAGAAGATGATGTAGTTCATCTTTTAAATGCTAATCATACTCAAGCTAACTATGGAGCAAGCAATTTCGATACACCCTTATATATTTATGTATATAAGAAGTGGAGCGAAAAGAATCAAAAAGCTTATCCTACAGTTTGCCCAAAGATTGTACAAAATGATGAAGCGGGTCGTAGAGACCTTGAAGATTACATTAAGTACATGAAGGCCAATAAGTACATTGTTGAACATGAAGAAACTGAACAGGTTAGAAATGGTGCTATGACTAGTGGTTCCTCCACTACTACTAGCGGCACTCAAACCTCGTTTTAGTGACTTTATACAATGAGATAGCAATTGGGGGCCCTCAGAATAGAGGGCTCCTGATTGATCAAGAACAAGTTATAGATGTTATACTTGAACATGGAAAAAACAAAGCTGTATATAAAAGCTTATATCTATATGATCAAGAAGGATTAGAGTATTTTAAATTAAGAAGAACTCTAAAAGACTTTTTAGGTAAAAGATACATAAATGATGTATTAATTGATATAGATAAAGGTCAGAATACACACGAATATACACTAAACAAAACAAGAAGTGTATTATTTGAACTCGAAGAACTAGGCGTTCAAGAAAAATCCTGTCATATTTATTTTAGTGGAACTGGGTATCACCTTATCATAAGTGGTGAATTATTTAATTTTCCTGAAGGAAGTAAGGATTTACCGTTTATTGTTAAGGAAACAATGAATAATTTACTCAGTGAAATAGATTTAACAGTATATAACAGAACTTCAATCTATCGGTGCTCTAACACCATTAATCAAAAATCTTCTTTATACAAAGTACAATTAACTTACGATGAAATTAATCATTTAAAATATGAAGATATTCATTTATTAGCAGAAGAGCAAAGATTCTTAGATTGTAATCCAGTATGGGCAGATGGAGAATTAGAGAAGCATGTCATTACAAATATTCCAAAAATAAGAGTAATGCAATCCAATGTTGAACCAAGAAATATTGTACCCTGTGTTCAAAAGATGTATCAACTAGGCCCTGAAGAAGGTACTAGAAATAATACTATGATGCGAATAGCGTCCCATTTCTTTAGACATGGTATTCCTAGTGGTGCAGCAAAGGCTGCATTATTAGAATGGAATCAAGGTCAACTAATGGATGATGTAATTCTACAAAAAGTAGAAGATACATATCGTGGTGGATATAAATATGGATGTAAAGACCAACTTATGGCTAAGCATTGTCAACCATATTGTATTTATTACAAAAGAAAAGACTATTTGATAGATGTTAAAAATAGTGAAGAACTTCAATCTGACTTAGCAGAGAGATTAGAAACTGATTTCTCAGGTAGAACTATAGACCTGGCTAAGCTTTTAGGTGTTCCTAACAAAGATGTCACTATATATCCAGGTGAATTAGTAACAATATTTGGTTCAACAGGTGCTAATAAAACAGCGCTTGCACAAAATATTGTATTAGGATATAATGCAGAATTAGATCAAATAGTTAAAGAGGCACAAATACCTACTTTATTC